CATGAGGTCTGGCAGCCATATCAAGTTGAGCACATTTGAAAAACTCTCTGGTAAACCAGAGAGAAAAAATTCCATGTACTGAATTAGATCTGGTTTACCAACGATAGAGGATATAAAGTCTTCCTCTACCGTGTCGCGGGCTCTCGCGACGTGTTGTGACAATTATGATTGTGGGTAGTTTGCCTGTGCGTAAAACACAGGAGGACCCAGGTAATAGAATAGATTAAAATCCTCACCTGCAGCTACATAATTGTGTGCGCAAGGTGATGTACTGTCTCTTGTATCACCTATTGCAAACATAAGCTGAACTATTTCATAATATGTCTTTCCCCTTTGTGTGCCCATCGTATTGTTTATTGTAGTAGTAACATCATTAACAATTCTAGGGAGTTGCTTGGCGGGTGCAAATTTAAATTCAGTAAAATAGGGGATTTCTACTGAAACAAGTGGGTTGACATTGTCGTTACAAATAGAGGTACCATTCATTCCTTCGTTATCACTGAATGCTCCATAATACTGCTGTCTGCTCAATCCACTTTTCATGAAGTCGGTAGCTACAGACCCATTTGTGTAATTTGCACAAGGTGTTTCTCTCCAAGATACAGAAGGTGGTCCCGTAAAACCACGTCCCTGATCATGTGGAGAAAAATCTATTGTGTGACGAATTGAACCTCTCCAGCCCCCATAGCCCAAGCAGAAATATCGCATGGGGGTAAGATATGCGTAGACATAATTATCAGTTCCCAATGGGAACGTTGTCAAATTGCTACCGTTTGCCCACAACGGTTCAAATGGCATTGCCTCTCTACCAATTCTGGCAACATAGGATCCTGTTGAACCCATCTGAGATTCCGTGAATTGATATGCCATAACTTCACACATAACGTATCTCTTAAGTAATTGACGAAGAGACACAATATTTTCACCAAAGTAGAGGTCGTTCATACAAGCCTCTTCTACCCAAGGCCCTAATCGATCTGCTACTGGTGCTTGTTTTGGGGCTGAG